AATGTCGGCTGCACGGCCTGTGGCGTGCACTGAGAGGCGGTCACTGCCGCGCATGTTACGTACAGCCCAAGTGCCAAGGTTGGTGAAGCCTTTTTTCTTAATGATGTCTACAAACTTTTCGGTGCCGGGGCGTTTACCTAATGCTGCGCCGTCGGTGGTGCCGGTGTAGTTCATGGCCGGCTAATCATGTCGGCGATGCGCGTCAAGAGTTTTGCAGCTGCTTCGCGCACAATTTTAAGTAGGCCTTTTTTGTCGTCGTTATTCATCTTGTTTGCCTTTCGGTTTGTCTTTTAGGCCGTTGGCGCTGAGTAGGCCAGCAAGTGAGCCAGTAAGGAATAAAAGCAACGGTTGTAACGTGGCCCAAGCCGACTTGTCATTATCCGAAACGTCGAGCGGCTGCGTCACAAATAGCAGGCCGTAGATAAGTGACATGGTGGCAACCACAAAAGTAAGCGACAACGCGCAGGCCACAACAAAGATTAGGCGCGCTTTTATTTGCTCGCTGGTCATTCTTTCGGGGTGCCGTGGTGGCGGGATTATGGGCATTTGTCTGCCAGTATTCGAGTACTGCCAAGGCTGGCGGTGTCAACGGTTATAGACGTTTCAGCGCGCAAAGCCTTGTTTTTGGTGCGCGGGCAGTTGACGCGCTCACGGTCTCCGCAAGCGGTAAGGATTGACACAAACAAAAGCGCCACAAAACTAGCCCGCCAAATCACTTGTGCCTTCTTCAGTCCAACCGCCCGCAACGAGAGCTGCGTATTCTTCTTCTGTCATTTCGCGTACTTCGTCGTCAATTTGTATGTTTGGCCGCGCCATTTTTCATGCCTTTCGGTATCCGTAAACGTAAACCACACCGCCAGAAATGTTGCCACTTGCTGAAACGATAGTAAAAGATGTGTAACTGGTTGTTGCGTTGTAGAAACCTTGTGCGTTACCTGCAACGCGAACACTATTTACACCCATAAACATGCCTTGCATGCTTGTTTTCTCGTTGGCAAATGGGTTATATATGTCAAATGCCATACTGTTTGGGTTTTCTTGTACTCCTAAAGCTGTCCACTTTGCACCATTACTTAGAGAAGCGCCAGTTACCGTCGAGGCTCCATAAGCCACATACATAAGCGTTTGGTAATAACCATTTGCTGGCGCTGTAGAGCCTAAATAGACGCCTAAGTCTGATTGAACCGAACAAGTACCGCCCATGTATATGACTCTGTAATGGTCATAAGTTGCCGAAAACGCACCCGTAATTTCAACGCTAGAGACGTTGTTCCCGACTGTTTGTTGTTTGACATACACAAGCCCGCTGTTTGCTAGGTACGTGTTTGTGTCTGAAGCGGTAAGCACTTCGCCAGTAGTAAAAGTCTTTATAGCCATTAGTACCCCAGTCTATTTGAGTCAAGTTTGCCGAAAACGTCATCGTTTAATATTAAATACGCGTTCTGTTCAGCCGGCGAAAAATACATTGTTACATAGGTTTCGGACACGTCGCCAGAGTATGTGTAGCCTTCAAGCACGCAGTTGTACGTTGTGCCTCGAAATGTAACCGTGTAAACGTTGCCAATACTTAACGTAACTGGCGGTATTGGCGCGGTTGTTGCGTTCAAAAATATGCGCGCTGAACTAATCCGAATGGCTGGCGACTTGTAGTTATTAAGTAGATAATTGGCGTAGTCAAGCGCTTGGCCAGTTGAGTTGTTAAGCGTGTTTACGGTGTATGTGCGATATGGGCTAGAGCCTGTTTGCACTGTTTGAGCTGCGTAGGACTCGGGGCTTACCGTTACTTGGGTGTAAAAATTGTCGGCTAAAGACGTAAAAGTAAGGTCTTGGTAGTTGGCAAAACTGGCGTCGTTAGCCACGTCGGAAAGGTTGGCGGGGCCGTTTAAGCCGCTAAACGGGCTAATTAGAAATAAGCCACTGGCTCTGTCTTCAAGCAGGCGGCCGTTAAGTGTTAAAGCTACGCGGTTAATCCAGTCGCCCCAAGTGCTACTAATTGTGGTTGCTGGCATGTTGGGCACTGTGACAGTTGAAGCCCAAGTGTTGTTAAACGAGATTGTGTATCCGCTTTGTGTTGTTGCTGTAGCAAATTGGGTGCTGAGTGAACCAGCCGCCATGGCGTAATTAAGCCCAGAAACGCGCCCAAAGTCTGCTAATTGTCCTTCAAGCGTAAGGTTTAAGTAGTCGGCGTTACCTACAGAGCCGACGTATGGTATGCCGTATGTGGTTAAAGCGTTGGCTAATTTGCCTACAAATACGGTGTAATCGGTGCCGTTGTAGTTTAGTTGTATGCGCATATCAACACCGGGTACTAGCGCGGTGATTGGTGAAGCGTAACCGTTTGGGTACCGTATAACTGCTTGTGCTGTGCTGGCGTTGTATTGGTCGAGTTGATGTTGTCGGCCAACGTTTACCGTTACGTTTTGGCCGTTTGGAATAGTAGTAAAAACGCCGCCACTAATGTACTGAACCTTGAAATATGGCGGCATCAGTAAATGTTGCTTACTTTGATGGGCACCGACCCGTTTTGCCGCATGTAGGCACGTAGCGCGCTTACTACTGCGTTCGGGTCGCCGCCGTTTACGTTGATAGTGACGCTCGATGAGCTGACGTTGCCACCGCCAAAACCTGACATGTCGCGGTTTGTGCTGGTGTTAATACTGCCAAGCACCCCGCCGAACGGGTTAGAAGTCAAGGTAGGCGTACCGCCCGACATGACGGTGCCAAGGTTTGCGTCTAACTGAGCGCCGATAGCGGCAACGCTTGTGGGGTCTACCGCAAACTTCAGTAGAAACTCGGTGTTTTCTATGACACTATTAACGCCGTCTACTATTGCTTGGGCTTGGTCAACACCAGACTTGTACCATTTGTCGGCAGTCAACTTGGCGATACGGTCGGCAGCCGCATTGACCGTGCTAGAGATACCTACAAGTCGGTCTATGGACGCTTTACCGCCGGCAAGTAGCCCGTTAATTATCTCTAGGCCTACGTCTGCCCCAGAGTCAAGAATGGACTTAAGCAAGTCGGGGTCGTCTAGCCCGGCTGCAATAAGTTTTTCTATGCCGGTAGCAAGTTTGCCAGCCTTGGCGGCTTGCTCGTCAAGTACACCAAAGAAGCTCTTGGCGCCTTCGCTGTCGGCTGCGGTAGTCCAAGCATCACCGACATTGAATATGCCGCGCACCACATCTCGGGTTGCGTCATAGAAGTTGTTGTAGGTGTCGGTTGCCTTGGTCAGTTGCTCATTGGCGCGCATAAGCGCGGGCGCAAACTTATCTTTAACTAGCTGTGCTGCGTCTTCCAATGCGCGGGCGTAATCTTCGGCTAGTGCTTTTGCTGCTTCTTTTGCTGCCTCTGCTTGCCGTTTAAGTTTCGCGGTATGCGCTGCCGCTTTTTCTTTGGCTTTATCGTTTGCAATGCCGGCTGCCGTGGCGGCTTTCCCGGCCGCTTCTTCAGCTGCGGCTAGTTTGTCTAACCGTTCTTGGGCAAGTACTGGTGCCATGTCAAGCGCGTATTTGCGGAACTCGCTTAAATTACGCGACGCTACTGGCCCCATGACCGATACAAGGTTTAACGCCTTGGCCATTTCCTTCATCGAGTTAACGCTGAAATCCAACTGCTTTGTAAAGTCGGTGCCTACAGCCTTTTTCAGTTCTGTAATGCGAAACTCTGTGCTCACTAAATCGTTTGACAACTGGCGCGCCGCGTTGAACATGTACGTAAAGCCGTTACGAACTTTTACGGCTGCGTTATATAGTTTTCCGTTTGTGCTTACGGTGCCGTCGGCCGCGTTGCGTGAGTCTAAAAACTTTTGTTTTATATTGTCGAGTACGCCGCCTAAACCTTTTTGACCGTAAATGTCCACAAGTTTGGTGACATTGCGTAATAGTGAGTCAACAATAGGCAAGACTTTGTAGCCGACAGTTTCTACAAACTCGTCAAAACGTATTTTGACGTTCTTTAAGCGGCCTTCAAAAGTGTTCATGTTTGCAGCTGCCGCACCACCAAATTGGTCGGTTAACGCTTTTTGCGCTGCCGCAAAGTCTTTTGTTTTAATTATGTTGTCGTCAAGCGGGATACCTAACTTCTTTAAGCTTGTAAAATTGCCGTCGTACGCACGCCCAATAGCGGTGCTCACAGCGGTTAAATCCTTACCGGTTGCTATTGCCGTGTCGACACTTAAAGTTAAAAGGTCTTGTGCTTTTTGAGCGTCTTTTGTGAACCTCACCAAACCCGCCAAAGCCGGCCTAAGTTCGTCGTCGGTCACGTTTGTGGCTAATTGCGTCTGGTCTACGAACCTAGCCATGCTGGCCGTTACTTCATCGTTAGCGCCAAGCGTGCGTTTTAACTGTTGGGCTAAAAGGTTTGCGCTTTTCTCGTCTTCTGCCGCTGCCTTGGCGGCCATACCCAAACCACCGGCTAAAGCAGTGACAGCGCCGGCGGCGGGAAGCATTGCTTTTTGCAATAGGAAACCCGACTTGGCGCCGAAACCTTGCAGACTGGCAAACTCTTTTTTGGCTGCGTCAAAACCTTTCGTGTTGAGAGACGAAATAATCGGAATGTTGATAGCCATAGTTAGCGCGTCCTAGTCGTTACAAGGTTACGGTTAACAATAGTCATAACGCGCTCCACTATCTTGTCTACCTCAGCCTCGACAGCGGGCAGCACACTTTCGGCAGCTGGTTGTAGTGCGCGTGGTGCAGCTGCGGGGCCGACATGCTCGCCTTCAGCAATAAGGTTGGTTACGAACTGGCCGCCGTTACGTATGCCTGCATGGTCCCAGATTGCGCCGGCTGCGTCGCGTTGCTGTAGTACAAGCAACTGGTATTGCGTCGCCTTAAAATCGGCTGTACGGCCATTAGAGAACGTCACAGTACGCGCACGCTGGCCACGTTTGCCTACCACGCTACGAATGCCAGCAACAACACGGGTGCGTGACCAGCCCGTGCCGTCGCGGCCTTTAATCATGTTGCCATTCACCATGCGCGATAAAGGCGTCTTAACTGGTATGAACGAACGCGCAGCATTGACAAGTCGAGTGCCAGCGCCCGACTGAATGTCTTTAGTAATTTGCCGGCGTAAAACGCGGTCAACTTTGTTTATCTCAGCTAGTGCCTCTTGGATACCGTAAACCTGATAAGACGCGCTAGCGGGCATTTTGTTTACGCTGCCTTTCAAGTACATCTATCACGGTGGCTAAGTCTGGTAGTTCAAAGTCTACACTTGGGGGCCACCAGCCCGTGTGTAATAGAAGCTCTGCTAACTGTCGCCGGATAGTTCCGGCACGGTAAAAGTTGCCGGCTCGCTATCCACTACTTCTAGGTTTTCAATGTGCTTAATAAACGCGTCGAGCGATGCGGGCACGATAATGC